CAAGATGATAATAATGCAAAATTTGTAGGAGAATTCAATATGAATACTGCTAGTGGTAGAGAGGCTTATGAAACTGTTAAAGCTATGGGCGATTTGCAACAATGGTCTTTTGGTTTTGAAGTACTAGATTCAGAAATTGGAACCTTTACAAAAGATAATGGAGATAGTCAAGAAGTAAGATATTTAAAAGATTTAAAAGTTTGGGAGGTTAGTCCTGTATTAGTAGGAGCTAATCAAGAAACTTACACAATGGCTATAAAAGCTAATAAAGAAAAAGCTACAAAAGATATGCACGAAGAAATGCCTGATACCTATACAACTGAAAGAGAGGCTTTAGCTAGAGCTGAAGAATTAGGTTGTTCAGGAACTCATACTATTGATGAAAATGGCGAAACTTATTATATGCCTTGTGCAACACATAACGCTTACGAAGAGGCAAAAGGTTTAGAAAATGAAATTGAACAAGTTTCACAAGAAGTTTCAAATGAAAGTGGTCAAACTTTCGTTGAAGAAGTAGAAACATCTCTTAATGATGTTTTTGCAGTACTAACAAGAGCTAAGGAGCTTACTGCCTTACGCTTGGAGAAAGATAAAAAACTAAGTCCTAAATCTGCTGACGCTTTAATGCACTTGCAAGAAAAATTGAACGCAGTCTTTCAAGACATTGATGACTTGCTAAATGCAGGTTTGCCAGAAGATAAAAAGGACAATAGAGTAAAAGCAAATGATGTTTTTGCAGATACAATGCGTATTCTCGCAGAAACAACGGATATATAAGGAGAAATCTAAATGAGTAATTTAGACGCTAAAAAAGCAAAACTCCAAGAACTTCGTGAATCTGCTTTAAACGAGGCTAAAACACATAACTTCGAAGATATGACACACGAGCAAAAAGAAGCTTGGGTAAATAGAAACGAAGAAATGGAGGCTTTGTCAAAAGAAGTTAAACAACTTCAAGAATATGACGCTCAAGTTAAAAGACTTGAAGCTGATGTTCAAGCAGGAAAAGAAGTAAAAGCTTTACCAATACACGAGGAAATGCCTGAGCAAACAAAATCTATTGCTCAAATGTTCCAAGAGAGTAAAGCAGTTCAATCTTTCATAAAAGAAGGAATGAAGAACATTACTTCAGAAGTAAAATGGAACCCAATATTAGAAACAAAAACCTTAATGGATGAGGCTTCCGCCTATCCTCCAAAGGTTGTTCGTTCAGACCTTATCGTTCCGACTGCATTACGAAATCCTAATTCAGTTATTGATTTGTTTTCTGTTCTACAAACAGACCAATATCAATACAAGTATTTGGAAGAAACAACTTTCACAAATAACGCAGCAGAAGTAGCTGAAGCAAGTGCTTTTGGCGAATCAGCTCTCGCTATGACTGAAAGAACTGAAAATATTAGAAAATTCGGTGTTTCTATTCCAGTAACAGAAGAATTATTGGCTGATGTAACTGCAGTCCAAGGATATTTAGACTCAAGATTAAGAACAATGCTTAATCTAAGACTAGATTCCGAATTATTAAACGGTAACGGAACTGCACCTAATATAACAGGTGTATTGAACAAATCAGGTATCAATACTTTTGATTATTCTGCTTTCGCAGGAAATCTAAAGAGAATTGGTCAAATCTATCAAGCAATTACTGAAATCAGAAAAGATGCTTTCGTAGAGCCTGACGCAATAATTATGCACCCAAGCGATTGGTATGATTTAGTAACAGAAGTTAATGCAGTAACAACTTCTGGTGCGTTACAACCATTATTCGTTGGTGCAGGTATGTTCAATGGTGCTCCTCAAGCAAGTATTTGGGGCGTTCCAGTTGTACCTACAACTGCAATTTCAGCAGGAACAGCATTACTAGGAAACTTTGGTGGTGGTGTTTCAGCACATATCGTTACAAGACAAGGAATTGAAGTAGCTATGTCCGATAGCCACTCTGATTTCTTTACAAAAGATAAAGTAATGATGAAAGCAAGTTTGAGATTAGGTTTTGCAATCTATAGACCAACTGCTTTCTGTTCAATTACTAACTTTTAATTAGTAATTTATGGCTTTAGTTTCTCACTCGTCATATATAAAAAAGGCGAGTGAGGACAAAGCAAAAGGAGAAAAAATGATTTTAAAAGATGATTTATGGCAAGATGATGACGGCAATATAGGTAAAGGCGTAAATGGTGGTCTTCCTAAAGGTTGGGCTAAAGGTAAATTACTTGCTAGAGCAGGTAGTGAAGTATCTGATGTACAAGCTAAAGAGTGGAAAGTAAAAGAAACTAAAGCTAAAGAACCTGTCGAAAATAAAGCTAAGTAGGTTTTAAATGGCTCACGAGCAGTATGTAGATAAAACTGAATTTAAGGCTAGGCTTGGTTTATCTGGTAGTGCTCAAGATACAAATATTGATAGAGCAATTGACGCAAGTTCTAGATTAATAGATAGATATTGCCAAAGGAGGTTTTATCAAGATGAATCAGCAACAGTTAAATACTTTAATCCTATTAGTACTGTATTCATTGACATTCCTGACCTTAGTACTACTACTTCGCTAACAGTACAATTAGATACAACAGATGACGGAACTTATGATACAACTCTTACATTAGATACAGATTTTTATCTAAGACCAATTAATCCTATTCACGAAAAAGGAACAGATTATCATCCTTATACAGAAATAAGAATTTTAGAAACTCGTTCATCAGAAAGATTTGAGCCTTTAATAAATAAAAATATAAAGATAACAGGACTTTGGGGCTGGTCAGCAGTTCCAGACGCAGTTGTTGAGGCGTGTGTTATTCAAGCTACAAGAATATGGAAAAGAAAAGATACACCATTTAATATTTTTGGAAATGAAAGTACTGGAACAGTAGAACTATTTAATAAGTTTGACCCAGACGCAAAAGAATTACTAAAAGGTTATCGTAGATTATCTCTTACTGGACAAGTTTTATAATTACAATCTATTTTCTAAATTTAAAGCAAATTTAGTTAATTTATTCCACTCAGTTTTATTAAATGTATTATATTCTCCAAAACTATCTACAAATTCTTTTTTTCCAAAACCTACATAAACAACTTTATGAGTGTTATTGGTAACTCGAGCTTTGTCTGTTATTCCATTACCAACTTTGAATATTCCGTTTTCAACTGCAACAACTATAAAACCTTTACTTTTATCGCTTTCTAATTCTATAACAAAATGATTTCTAGTAAATGTACTCATTACGGTATCAAAACCTAAGCCCAAAAAGTTTTTCTTTTCAGTAAATTCTATATGAGTTGTTTGATTTTCTTCAATATTCCAATCATTATGGTCGCCTTGTATAAAACCTAATACATCTTCAAAGTCTTTATCTAAATATATTGGTGTTGTATTTATTGGCTCTACACCTTTTACTTGATGACCTGCTTTAGAAAAATAATCTAAAACTTTTTTAACTTCTTTATTATTTATATCTAACATACCTATATATTATGCTTGTGTTCTCGATAAACCAACTTCTTTTATAAAAAATTTTAAAAAAAATACTCAATATCTATGTTAAATCTATGTGTTACACTTAGTGCCAGAAAGAGATTTGCTAACGAGAGAGGGCAATCTCACGGTAGTTAGAGCATATAAAAAGGATTTTTTAGAAGAAAACTCTAAAAATCATATTATCTCAAAGGATTAAGGCTAATGCAAGTTAATATAATTGGTGCAAATAAATTAAGAAAAAGACTAGATTTACATAATTTAGCTTACTTTCCATTAAGAAGATATTTTGAATTAACTGGTGCAATAGTAGCTGATAAAGCAAAAGATTTAGCACCAGAAGATTTAGGCAATTTGAAAAAAGGTATTGGTTTCAAAAGATTAGCTGATGTAGGTAGATTACCTAACGGTGTTGATGTTTATTCAAGAGCTCCACATAGTACTTATGTTCACGGCTTTAAAAATAAAAGTTATAGGTTATCGCCACCATTTAGTAGAACTAAACCTCATTATCCACCTATTAAGGCATTAATTGGTTGGGCTAAAAGACACGATATTAATCCTTATGCAGTTCAACAAGCAATAGGAAAGAAAGGTACTCCAATTATTCCATTTATAAAAATGGCAGTTAGAGATACAACACCTGAAAGAAACGCTTTATTAAGAGAGGCAGGATTTGCTATCACTTCTGTATGGCGTAATGGTAGAATAAAATAATGGCTAGTTTAACTAATATAAGAAATGAAATAGGAAATAATTTATCTAACATTACAAGTTTAAGCGTTTATAAATATGTTCCTGATATTATTGAACCTCCAACTGCAGTAGTTGGTGTTGTAGAAAGAATTGAATATGATTCGACAATGTCAAGAGGTGCAGATACATATACAATTCCTGTGCTACTATATATAGCAAGAGTGGACGCACAATTAAGCCAAGAAACTTTAGATAGTTATTTACAAAGTAGTGGTGCTAATTCAGTTAAGGCTCAAATAGAAAGCGATACTTCATTGAACAATGAGGCTCAGTCTGTTAGAGTAACTGACGCAACGGATTATGGCGTGTATAATGTAAATAATATAGATTATTTAGGAGTACAGTTTAGCGTAGAGGTAATAGCATAATGGATTTTATATTAAACGAAGAATTAGAATATAACGGAAAAGTACATAAGGCAGGTAGTATTGTGAACGACATACCTAAAAAAAGTGTAAAGTGGTTATTAGAACAAGGATTAATAATGAAAGCTACTGATATTATTAAAAATAAGAAAGTTGAGGAAGAAGAATGAGTTATGTAACTGATTACAACGAGATGATGAAT